CCCGCCAGCAGCCATCGCCAGGTTGCCGGCGTTCGCCTTCACCGCATCGAACGCACCAGACGCCCCGGCCTTGAACTTGCCGGCCGCACCGTCAGCGTCGGCGATCGACTTACGGAACGACGACAGTGACTGGTTGGCTTTGTCGACGGCGACGTCGATCAGCACGCTGATCTTATTGGTTGCCACCGTCCACCCCTCTCAGAACGTCTTGCGGATCGCCCGGCCGACATGCGACTGGACGAGTTTCGGCACCTTCGGCTCGATCACCGCGAGCGCCTCGGTCGCCGTGTTCTTCCCTTGCGTCTGACCGTTCCAACGTCGGGCCTTCGCCCTCCGCTTACGACCCGTGGGCGTCAACGACGACGATCGCAACGACGGCCCAGCCATCTGATTGCGACCGATCTCGGCGACCGTCCACGGCCCCGCCGAACGCTTCGACGGATGAAACGACAGACGGCCGGGACCGACGATGTCGTAGCGGGTGTCGAGCGTCGGCGCCCACCCCGAGAACTTCGGGTCGCCACCCAGGTCCGCCGACGCCGCCTTACGCGCCTCGTCCTTCGCCATCTTGCCGATGTCGTGCATCAGCGCATCGTCGGAGAGCTCCCGTTGGAGCTTGCCGACCTTGGCGTTGAACGAGGCGAACGTGTCTGGCATCAGGCTTAGAACGTGCCGGCGGTGACCGCGCCCGTGATCTGGAGCGTGGCGCTGTACTCCACCCGACCCGACGCCGACGTCGACACGTTGTACGAGGCGACGTTCAACGACCCGGCGAGGCGGGCCTGCGAAGCGACCGAGCCACCGGGACCGTAAATCCACGACGCCGTCGACCCCGAGCTGTACAGGCCGGCGACGAGGGTGTGCATCGTCACGTCGAGCGGGCCGCCGACCGAGATGTTGCCGGTCGTCTGGCCGTTCAGGAACGCCTGCGCCTGCGCGCCGAACGTCGACACGTCGAGCTGGGCGGCGGACAGGTCGGCCGACGTCGAATCGGCGAACGCGCTGACGTCGTTGATGCTGCCCGCAGCGGACGAGATGTAGAGCTTGCTGGTGGTGCCGGCGCGAAAGGCCATGATGTTTCTCCTGGGGGTGGTGAAGGGTTAGAGGGTCAGCGACGAGCGAACGTCACGAAACGGGTATGCGAACCGGTGCCGGTCACGTCATCGACGACCCGCAGGTAACGACGGACGGCCGTGGCCGGTGCGACGACGACACGCTCGGAACCGATGCCAGTCACCGTCGCGAACGTGACCAGCGTGTCCCATCCCGTCGTACCGTTCACCGAGTGCTCGATCGTCACGACGTTCGACGTCAACCCGGAGAACGCCGTCGAGTGGATATGGGCGACGCCGCCGTTCGTGGTGCCGGCCGCACCGTCGACCGCCGTCCCGTTGCCGTCGGCGGTGACTGCCGCCTCGACCGCCACAACCTGACCCCAGTCGACGCCGCCGTCGGGCTGGATCGCCACGGTGGTTGACACGAGATCGCCGACGTTCGACCCGAACGACACCGACGACTGGTTGCCGAGCAGCATCCACACGGTGGCCGACAGCGCCACGCCGGACAGCCCGACCGTCACCGGTTGCGGTGTCGTCTGCCACGTGTTCAACAGCGAGAACTGGGTTGCGTGCTCGGTGTCGAGCATCATGTCAATGGACGCCGACCCGTTCTTCTGGCCGTTGATGAACACCTGTGCGGTGTCCTCGGTCGACGACGTGTCGAGCTGGTTGCAGGTGACCTCACAATCCAGCGACTTGCCGAACACCGAGAACCGGGTCGAACCGGCGTAGTAGCGACTGTTCAAACCAGGCTCGAACGCCATCAGAGAACCACCTCAACATCAAAGGGACAAACCAGATACTCGGCACCCTCGAGCGTCGCCACGGCAACCTCGCCGACCTCGACGACCTGCGCCGAGTCGATCGTCACCGTCCAGTTCGTCGACAGGGCGACGGCCGCGATCAGTGAACCGGTGCCGGTCTGCTCTGCGAGTGCATCCAACGCCGCTTCCGACGTCCGCGACTCGACCCGCTTGGCGTAGGCGACACACTGGAACACGATCGCCGTCTTGGCCGACCCGAACACGAGCCGCGGATCGAACGGCTTGCGGAACACCTTGATGACGCCGGCCACCGCCGAGTCACCGACATACGACGAACCGTGCCAGCCGTCGAGCGTGTCGACGATGTCGGACAGATTCTGACGGACCTCGGCGATCGTCGTCATGCCACGGCCGGGAACGCATACCGGTCGACGAGCGACGCAGCGATCGGATTCAAGCCGCCACGGACACGCATGAACGAACCGTCACCGAACGACAATCCGCCCATCGCAGCGTCGGTCGCCTTGAACAACAGGACACTCTGAATCAGGCAGGCTTGCGCCACTGGCTCCGGCACACTCGCGAAGCCGAACTTCGCCGTCACCTGGCAGCCGGGCCGCAACTCGGACATCGGGAACACGTCACCGTCGACCAGCCGGATGCCGGTGTACGGCAGGCCGTCGTCGCCGGCGTTCGGCGGCGTCAACACGAACTCCGTTGAAATCGTCACCGTCGTCGCGAAGCCGCCGTTATCGCCGGTGTCCAACTTGACGATCAGGCCGGTGGTGGTGGAGATGTCCAACACGGCGCCGGGCATCGACGCGAGTTCGGTGGGATCGTCGCAGTAGAACTCACGGGTCACGACCGTCGAGTCCTGCCAGAACCGGCGACCGCAGTAGTCGTCGATCTGCCGGGACGCGGCTTCGATCGCCTGCTCGATGCGTGCGTCATAGTTGCCGTCCAGCGACGTGCCGACCTCGGCCTGGACGAGCGCAAGCGTGGTGTATCCATGAGTGATCGCCACGTCGTTACCTCGTCTCGATGATTGCCAGACCCCAGCAGCCGGGGACGTTGATCCACTTGTAGCCGTGCTCGGCGCAGAACTCGTCGACGGCGGCAGCGACCGGGAAGTCGGGGTCCGTCTCCGGACACGGCGGATCCCACGGACGTTCGAGTTCGGTGTCGTGGCAGACGATCAGGCCGCCCGCCCGCACCTTGCGACCCCAGTTGTCCAACTCCCAGCGGGTGTGTTCGTAATGGTGCGACGTGTCGATGAACAGGATGTCGCACTCGTCGACCTGAGCCATCACGCCGACGTCGGTGTCGTCGCCCTGGATGTGAATCCAGTTCGTATGCTCGCCGCCGATGTCCGGGGCGGCGTCCAGATCGACCGACGTCAACCGGCCGCCCGACTGCTCGAGTCCGAACAGGAACGCCGTCGTCGACATACCCGACCGGGCGCCCAACTCGACGACGTGCTGGGCGTTGCTCGCCATCGTCGCCAACAGCGGTAGATGTTGGTGGATGTCCGACGCGATCGCGCAGTTGATCGCATGCTGTAACCCCAGCGACTCGTGCGGCTTGCGCCACGCCCACAGCGTCGCACTCATCAACACCTTGTGCGGGTCGAGCACGTCGCAAACGGCGTCCTGAACCGGTGGATGATGGTTGTCGTCGCCGCAGATCACGCCGCCCGGCGCCATGTGCGGCAGAAACGCCGTAATGGCGTCGAACACTTCGCGATACGTGTGCTCGGCGTCGATGAACACCAACGCCACCGGCTCGTCGATCGTCGGCGCGAACTCGCGCCACCCCATCCGGTGCTCGATTACGTTGCGTCGCGTGCCGGCCCGCATGTTGTCGAGCCACGTCGCATGCACATCACGGTCGGGGTCTGCGGCCAACTCGGCGGACGGCTCGCCCGGCGAACCCTCCCAGGTGTCGACGGTGTGAATCCGGCGGGGATGCGCGGCGTTTGCCATCGCAATCGTCGACCGGCCCTCCCACGCCCCGATCTCGACAATTAGGCCGTCGATGTCGGCAACCGACCGGACGAGGTCTGCGAGCGCCTGCTGCGATTGCTCGCTGAACCATTCCTCGGTGAACGTCACGGCAACCACCCCTCGGCAACCCACGACGGCAAATCCGTCAAGTCGGTCACCCGTTCCAATTGTGTGCCGTCGACGTGTAAGCCGTCGTTTCGGCAACCCGGCAGATCAACGTCGGCGAACTCGGTGTGCGAGAACGACGACTGTTTGCGGCGCATCGCTTCATCGCCGCCGAAGTAGGACAGATGCCAGCCACCGTTACCGACACGCGGCGGCCGTTCGTGCAGCCGGCAGGACCGGATGATCTCGAACGTGCCGTACTCGGTCGGCGGCAAATCTTCGACATGCACCACCACCGGCCCGAACCACGGGTCGGGGTGACGCCACCCGAAGTCGTAGACGTACATCGACTGCTGAATGACCGTGAACGGTCGAGGCAGATCGGTCACCACGATCGACGGCCGCCAAATCTCGTCCACGTCCGACACGACAACCGTGTCGTCGAACGACAACGGCAACGCCCGTAACCCTTCGATGATCGACTCGCGTTGCGCCCGCTCACGCACCCACGGATTCGGCGAACTCGGCAGGTCGGCGACGACATGCACGATCCGATCGGACCACTCGGCGAACCGTTCCCGGTTGGCTTCGTAGTGCAGCGGCTTCGGGTTGCCGGTGAACGTCGTCTCCGACTCCACCAGCACGAACCAGTCGACGACCTCGCCGAGCGTCCGTAGCCGACACTCGAGGACGTCGAGTTCGTCGGCGAAGATGAACGTGTCAACGACCTGGATCATCGCGGCCGGAACCATTCGGGCGGGCATCGACGCTCGACGATGTACGCCGGCCACTCGTCGTTGACGTCGACCGGCCTCATCCGGCGACCGTCGAGGTGTAGCCCCTCACGCAGATACCGATCGGACTTCAGCCCCGTCTCGGTGCGCTCGGCTACCTCCGGATGACAGAACGACCCGAGCTTACGCATGGCGGCGTCCTTGCCGCCCAGCCATGACAGATGCCAGCCGGAATCGTGCAACTTCGACGGGTTCCAGTTGCGGGTGTTCCGCATCTTGTGGAACCGTCCGATACGGGCGACCTGATCGAGCGTCCCGGCGACCGTCCCACCCCACGGGTCCGGGTGCAGCCAGTCGACCGCGAAGAAGTGACCCCGCTGATCGAACGACACGAACCCGAGGTCGA